CCCAGCACCTGCGCCTGTGATAGCTTGTCGTGGGGAAGGTTTATTTACGTTCATTGTAGCCTGTACTCCTTGAGCCGTGAGGGCGTTAGATTCCAGTTGACCATCCCTTATCTCCCCAAGTATTTGAGTTACTTGGGACTGGTCAACTGTGATCACGCTGTCTTTTATTTTCGCGCCCATGGCTGGTAACTTGAATGGGGGGCGGGAGATGCTCGAATTGTTGCTGTGACCTACTTCACTGGTAAGTTGTGTCAGTTTGGTTCCATCGATCTTGTCTACAGACTTTCCTATTTTATCAAATCCCAAAGCCATATCCGTAAAGGGCTTCATCTTCATATTTTGGGTAGCCTTCATCAGATCACTTAGTCTCTTAGGAAGTATTTTTAAAGACTTTGCAAGCTTATTAATAGGGATTGAAGCTTTACCCATCTTGACAAGCTTCTCAACTGGCCCCTCTCCTGACAGGAAACTTAGAAAGCCAGAAATCAGACCCCCACCAGAAAACGCTATCATGGAAATTGCTAATAAAGGAAGGGTTAAGGCTAGAAGAGCCAGAGATCCTACCATACCAGGAGTAATCAATGCTGCTCCCGATGCAAATTCTTTAAAGCCCATTCCTGCTAGTAATAGAGCAGCCCCTAAAGGAAGTAAAGCCAAGCTAAGAATTCCAATAACTGCTGCCCCCATGAGCATCGGTGCACTAGCGGCTCCAATAAGCACAGCTGCCACAGCCAGCCCTGTTAACCCTGCTGCCAGCATAAGGAAGGCATCCCAGCCAACACCCTTCATAAGGCTTAAAGAGTATGCCATAGGAACAAGGGCAAGCGATAACAATCCTATCGTTAATACGCCCTTCATAACCGATCCCTTACCCATAGCTGTCAAGCCCTTAGCAAGGCCCTCAAAGCCCTTCTGGAGCATCTTTCCAAATCCTTTGCCGAGTCCAGCCATTCCCGATCCAAGCCTCTTAAGGCTCCCAGCAACGCCTCCCCCTAAGCCTTTGGCCGCTGATTTGGAGCTACCCCCACCTAAGCTACCCCCACCTTTCGCCTTACTCGCTATCGAGCCACCAAGAATGCCTGCTACACCCAGTAACTTTTTGGCTGCGGCAGCGGTCACAATGGCGGAAGTCAGTGCCGCGAGACCGACAATTACCTTCCCAATCTTAACTGCCATTTCTTTATTATTTGATATAAAGTCTAGGAATCCTGCGGTCAGCTTCATCACTGTCTCTTTTAGAGGACTGAAAATTTGTGACACAAAGTTATTCCAACTTGCATTAAATTTATTGTCTAGTTCTTGTTTTTCCCCTACACGTTTAACATGTTCTTCTAAACTTAGACCTAGGCTGGTCGCTTCTTTATTTAATTGCTCAAAGACGAGTGCAGCATCTCCCAAACCTTTACCCATGGTTTTTTCTAAAGCCGCAATAGCTACAGCGGGGTCAGCCCCTCCCCTAACCATTTGATCAATTCTATCTTTAGCTATAGAACCAGCTTTAACTACCATCTGTAAAGCATTCTGGGTAGCATCCCCTTCTCCTCTTAGTAGAGCTAATCGCTGTTTAGTGACCCCTAGGGCTGCTGCCGTGTACTGTCCTTCGGCTGAGGTCAGGGTTTCTAATAGTCTGGTACCCATATCCCCGCCTTGCTTGCCTAAAGCAGCACTGATCTTTAGGCCAGCCTCTGACATCTCCGCTCCAACTCCCATGAGTTTAAACCCTCTCATACCTTGCTCTAAGCCCCCTAAGGAATCCATCAACTCCTCGGAAGTCATTTTATAGTTTTGAGATAGTCCCTGGACGGAAGACATCAAAGCAGTTTCCTGCTCAGTGGAAAGGCTCATTCCTCTAGTGAGCTTAGACATACCTTTTAAAAGTTTAAGGGAATTTCCACCTGTAACTTTCGTGTAGGCTGCAAGCTGGTTTGTGGCAGCATTGCTTGATTTCAAACCGCTTTCAAACTGCTCATAACCAATCTCCACAGCCTCTCCAAACCCCGTCACTGTCCCAGCAAGTTGTTTTTGTTGGGCAGTAGTTTCCGATAGAACTATCCCCAGTCCCATCCCTCTTCCTAAGCTTTTCTCTTGCATCTTTAAGGAGGACTCAAAAGCGGAGTTAAGCTGCTTCATTGTCGTTGATTGGATCTTATTAACACCTACTAAAGCCTTTCTCTTAATTTGAGCAAGGGCGGCTTCTTTTTTCCTTTCCTTACGAGCATCATCTCTTGTCTTAGCAGCTTTAACTCTACTTGCCTTAGCACCTTCGGCTAGCTTATTAGCCGTTTCTAATGCTTTAATCAAGTCCTTCAAGGCTTGATCATTGTTTCCTGGTGGGGGTGTTGCTGTCATATTAACTACCTAGTTGAACTTTCCATATGCTTTTCATTTTAGTAAGCTTATAAGTCCTGTAACTGTCTAAGCCTAATAAAGAAATAAGGCTTTCCTTAATTTTTCCGTAGTAAGAAGCCCTTCGTCTCTTCTTATATAGGTTCTCTAGAATAACATTTATAACTTCCGTAGAACCCCCATTATTTAGCCTAAAACAAGATACCAAAGTACCCTCTTTTCCTGGGAAGGAACCGTCTCCTCGTCTGCTTTTAACTATTAAGCAGGTACGCTGCCCTCTGCTACCTTCACCCGCTCCTAAGTAATACCTGAAAATAATAACATCTCCAGGAGTCATCCTATCTGCACTGGGGGTAGAGGGGGAAAGGAACTTTTTTTGGTCTCCCCCTACCTTACTTAAAAATTTCGTAGTTTCTTTTGAAAATTCACGCATTGCTACCTCTAATAGTTAGAACATATAATAAACATGAATACCGATATAGATTTAATAGATTTTATGGATTTAATTAATTTTACTCTACACAAGGACTTTGTAGAGAAATGGAGATACAAGTACTCTGAAAAATTTATTAAACATTTCCAAATAAAGGTTCTTGAATCCTTAACCAAGCAAAAAATCATTAAACTAAGTAGCCTTTACAATTATCTAACGAAGAAGTGTAGATATTCTGGGGACCAAGTAGACAACTTTTTTGATTCTATCGACATACTTATATACTACCCATTGATCATAAATGATAATTCCCGATAATAATAATAATCTAGAAGACCTTATCACTGCCTATGCAGTAGCAGAAAGTAATCCTAGATTTGCAGCTTTGGTTGGCTTCCTATACTTCTCAGGATTAGCGTTACTGTATGGCGGGATAGCCCTAGTTTTTCTTTTTAGTCTTCTTGGCATCCTTTAGTGCTTGTAGCCTTTGCTCGCACACCATCCCAGAGTTAAACTCGGGACACAGGTTCTTGTAGCCACACCAGTTACAAAACTGGTTTTGCATGGCCTTGAAGTCGGGCTTCTTCATCTTGCGTATTTTCCACATCTGATCAACTTTCTCTTTCAGATAATGCTTGATCTGATTAGGAGAATACTTACAAGCTACGAAGTTATTAGTCAGCGGGTAGTAGTGGGCAACAGCAATGTTATCCAGCGATACCCCCATCTTCTTGTGAATGGCATACGCATAGCCCATCATCTGCCTGTCCTGATACATGTCCAGTTCCGTGCTTTCGCGCTTGGATGTCTTATAATCGATGATAAGGTATCCTCCGTCTTTTCCTTTGATTACACGGTCAATGATCCCGTTTAGTTTTAGATCCTTTTCCTTATCATAAACAATCTCGTAAACCATTTCGGTTGAGACTGTTTCAGAAAGGGTAGCGTTGAATCTTAAAAAGTTCTCCAAACATACTTTAATCTTAGGATTGTATGTTTCTGAAAATGTGTAGTCTTTTTTGACATCCTCGGCTATAACAGTAAGTTGGCCGAGAGTGGTAGCTTGGAAGCCATCCTCTAAGATTTTGTGGATGTATGACCCAAAGTGAAGAGGATCAGTATTTGTCCTCTCCTCTTTGATACGGTCAACATACCGATAACGGTATTTAAGTTGACATTCCTTGAATGTCTTAGATTTAGATTCTGAAATAGTATTTATGAACATTATAGCACCTCAAGTTATTAGAGACTACTTGACAGAGAAGTTCAAGGATGATTCCAGATATTCCTCTGGAGAGCGAGAATTAATTGTGCCTTCTATTTTTGTACCCAATGACTTCAAACGTCATATGAGTATCAATTTAGACACGGGTCTATGGCAGTGTTTCAAGTCGGGGAATAAAGGTAACTTCTTCCAGATCTACGCATATTTAGAGGGTATAACTTATAACCAAGCCGAGTCCGAAATACTCTTTAAAGAGCTTGATGGAAACTTTACTAAAAACTTAGAACCTTCCGCTGTAATCCCGCAGCCAGAAGTTGAAGACCTACACCTTATTCCCGTGACTGTTGAGGATTACACTTCAAATAACAGTCTGGTTCTCAAAGCTTGGACATTCCTTTATGAGCGTAAACTATTTAATCTAGAAACTGAAGACTCCAAATACTATGTATCCACCAAAGGGCCTTACGCTGGCAGATTGATTATACCTTTTGAGGAGGATGGAGAACTTTTCTATTTTCAAGCACGCACCTTAGGAGATCAGACTCCTAAATACTTAAATCCTTCCGCTGGGTGGCCTAAGTCTTCCCATATACTTTACCCTTTCAATATGGATGAGGATTATGTGGTTGTCTGTGAGGGGCCGTTTGACGCGATCTCACTACAGATAAAGGGTGTTAACGCTACCTGTACCATGGGATGTTCAGTTTCAGAGCATCAGGTAGAGGCGTTGAAAGACTTTACTGGCAGGATTATTATAGGGTATGATAACGATGAGGCGGGAAAACGGGGGGTGGGTAAGTTTGATTACCTTAGACGCATAAAAAGGATGGCAGACCTATACATCTGCCATCCTCCTTCGGAAGTTAAAGACTGGAATGATGCCTTGATGAAGGGCATCGATTTACAGGGGTTTGTCGATCTTCGAACAATAAAGTACGATTACGACTATCTCATAAATCACCTCCTTACGACACTGTGAGATAAAACAGTGGACTTATAATTAGTTCATTTAGCAAGGTATATTTTGCTTGTACACTATAAGTTCCTGTTAAACTTCCGAATGTTCCATTTTGAAAAGATACTAAGTCCTTGATTGTTGTCGTATCCCAGTTAAGGATAAGGGTATTATCCTGAGTAATAGTCACTGGATTGCTCGTCGGAGTTGCCGCTGTATCTGAAAAGGATGACACCGTAAATGGTCCATCAAAATGTAAATCTTGATTCACTCTACGGATTTCCATGGTAGCGTCAGTAATAACCGACTCCTTAAAGATGTTTTGAACAGAGTGTAGAATATCCTGATTCTGAACGGTTGTTTCCGTGGTTATCTTCAGGTCTACTTTTTCCCCCAATCTAACATGCTTATTTAAAAGTTTGTTACTGGTAGTGAGAAGAAGAGGTTCTACAAAGGTAAAGAAGGTATCTTCATTTAACGTGAAGGTATTGGTAAATACTTGGTAGTTTGAAGCCTCAGCAAGCTTCACTGTCCACATATCCACGTAATCTCCTACAGTGCTTGCGTCGGCTGCTGCAACCTGGACATCGTTTACACCGTCCCATCCCGATAAAGCAAGTGTCTGATCGAAAACTACAACATACTCACCTTGTTTGATTCTATAAATACCGCTAGCTGTTATTGCGGGGTTATAATTAGATGGATCAAAATTATTC